ATTCCTGAAAGTTAATCAGGGTTCTCTTATGGCGCTTGATAATTGCGCCAAGAGACATAGAAATCCCCGCAGCAGTAGCCTCGCCGTTGATGGATCCTGGAATACCAGCAGAATCAATGGCGCCGGTGGCGGTTTGCACCATTGTCTGGAGGGCTTCTGCTTGGGCGAAGGTAATCTGAGAAACGGAGCCGAAATTAAAGGGCTGCAACACTTCTCTCGGGTCGCCGTTGGTTAACAGAATCTTACCAGGGCGTACTTCAGGCTTACTGCCGCGGGGTAACCTAGTAGCATCCATGGCCATCATGGGGTGAACAGTGAGGCCAAGTGCGTCAATTCGTGCTCTCAGCTCAGCATCCAAGGCCTTCTGAGAGTTATAACCCTTCTCACAGACTCCCCGACCCCAGAACCGCCCGGGCACAATGTCCCAAGGAAATGCGATAACAGGGCGATCACCCATCATGAACGGGTTGCGTTCTGCCTTTAGTAGAGTGCCGCCGTTGGCAATGACGATAATACACTCAACGTAATACCCGTCATCTTCCTCACTTTCAAAACCTTCTTCGTCTTCCATCAAATACTTTGGAACCAGTCCGTAGTATTTGGTCAACCTAACCTTTTCATCAGGTTGGTCAGTGAGTTCGTGGTCTGGGTCAAGGTCAGTGTCTTCAGCAGCAAGAGTAATGTCTACATCCCGATAAACACCCTTCTCCTGCAAAATTTCTACTTGGTGATAAGGAACATACTCGTCAATCGCAACGCCAATAGCCTCGTCAACAGAAGTGGCTACAGGGTCAATCAGAAAGTTTTGCGGAAGAATCGGCCTTAGCTTGCAAACTGTCCTGTCGGATATGTTTACGCCAACCGCTTGTAATTGCCCTTCCATCACTGGTTGTGTGGCGGGCTTCATGTCTTTTTGTTCTTCTAGGACAATTTCCCCTATGCCAGTTCCAAAAACAGCAGCGTTTATCAAGCACTCTGCTACGCTTTTCCTAATCTTGTCTTTTTGGAAATCCAGATAGAGTTGTTCACGAAGGTAAGCAACGTCAGCACTTTCCTGATCTTGTAAATCGTCCTTAATATCAAAGAACCGACCGCGACCAAAAGTTGCCTCTTCAATCTCAGCAACAGAAGATTCTACGGCTTGTTGGAGAGCAGGGGAGATAATCTTGGATCGTTCGGACTGACGGGTTCTATCCTCCTCAGAATAGATACCACGCCACATCCGGTAGTATTCGTCGAACTTCCTTTCGTAGTTGTTCTCAAAATGGTCACGCCAAGCGTTACACTTGTGCATAACCCAGCCTTCTACGTCTTGTTCGATTGTGAATTCTTCTTTATCCAACATATCAGTATCCAGCTACAGCGTCCAAAATATCGTAGGTTTCTTCTTCGAAGTCACCAGAATAAGCCACTTTTGCTAATTGATCTATGTAAGCTAGCGCATCAACCATGTCATCATGGGTTAAAGGGTCTGGGAACTGAAATAGCTCATCCATAAATTGAACATTCCACTCGCCACGGTTTAGGGTAATTAGCCCATTCTCAAACCGTCCCTGCAAGGCCCACATAACCCTGTCAACCTTCTTCTTGTTCCCGTGAGTCAATTCATCTACACGGAAAAACCTAGAATACTTCTTCATCAAGTCAGTCAGGGGAGACATCACAGCCTGTCTGGCTATGCCTTTCTCTATCCCTACCGAGATAGGCTCATAATCCCTAACCGCTTGGAATATCTTTACGGCAGTCTGGTCTAACGTCCACCTGCCAGTAATAATATCCTTGACCCACCAGCCCGACTCGTTGACTTTGACAACAGCTATAGACGTGTTATCCAGCCGCTTAGTCTTGTTTTTCTTCCCTACTTCCTCAAAACCCGCAAGGTCAATGGCTATGTAGTAATCACCGTGAGGCTCTTCTTCGCTGAACTTAACCCAGGATTCCTTAAACATCTCGGAACCACGCGCCTCAAACGATGCCATAAATTCCTGCCTAAACGCATAGGAACTCATGGACTTCTTAGCTCGATCAATCTCCTGCTTTTCTAGAAGATTGTTATCGTAGCTGGTAAAGTGCCATGCTTTGAAGTCGGGGTCGTCGCCTAACTGCGCCTGTTTGTAGAGTTCATAAAAATGATTTCTACCCATTGGTGTCCCGATGAACAAAGCACTACCCTTTAAGTCGGCCAGAGCGGGTCTTAAGATTAATTCCCACACATCCGGCTTCATGTCGGCGTATTCATCCAGTACCAAATACTTCAATGAAACACCCCGCATGGTTTCGGGTCTGTCTGCTCCCTTTAACGAGATGGTAATCCCGTTAATGAGCCTAATCTGCATGTTATTGACGTGGGAACTCTCAACCACGTCATGCCCTAACTCTAGCAAGAGATTCCACATAATATCCCTTGCCTGACCCTGAGTAGGGGCTACGTAAAATACATGCCCTCTGTCGGTTTGTAGGGCGTTAATCAGTAGTAGATACGCCGCTAGCCTTGATTTGCCTGTTCTTCGTCCCGCAGCAACTACCTTAAACCGTACTGGATCATTCCAGACCTCTTGTTGCCAAGGTAGTAAGCTAATATCAAGGTTCATAAGTCTCCGGCCACCAGCTAAGTTTAACTTCGGTGGCTAAATACGGTGTTTTACAAGACTTCTTCCGATACTGGAATAAATGGCCGAATGCTCTCAAACGGCTCCACTAAATAGCTGACGTTTAGCTTGTCCTGAAAAAGCCCTTCAGGGATTTCCGTCAAAATATCTTCCATCAAAAACCAGCGCCCATCCGTAAGCGCCACAGGTGCTAGTCGATGTTGCCCCTTTTGGTAGGCAATTAATGTCTTAGCGTCGGCGTCGGTGAAAATTAAAGCGTTCATGGAATGGCCCCGTTAATAGCGGTCATCAGTGCGGACACCCGAGAGTCAAGTTGAGAAAGGTTCAGGGCTTCGCCGATGCTGTAAAAGGCTATTCTGCCGTCGAAATAAAAATCATCGTCGCCTTGGAACAGGTTGATGTTTGCATTGTGCGGTGTTTGGCTCACCGTTGAATAGGTGTTTGTTGTGCCGCCCACACGAAGCTGCACGTTCGCCGAGTTGTTTCGGGACACGCCAATCAATCCAATTCCAGACACGCCAGCGGTAAAACTGACGGGGGTAGAGTTGCGGTTTCGAGCTCCAAACTGGTTGCTGAACCAGAAGAGGCTGTTTACACCGGTTTGCGCCCCACCAGAACTCATAATCCGCGTTGTCGCAGTCACATCCGTGTTGAGCCAGAATGCATTGTGGTTGTCGTTTTGCGGATCGGCGTTGTTGTTGCGGTTTGTGTTCAGATACTTCGTGCTGCCGTCACCCACCAACCCAGTCTTGCGGTTGTAGTCGCCAGAGACGAAGTTGAAGTTGGTCGGGGCCGTGCCAGTTAGCGGTTGTAATGCGCCAGAGAGCGTTCGCGCACCAGCCAAGATGGCCGATGCCTTAATGGCGTCCCAAATTCCGTCCGCCTTGCAGCCCACCACGAAGTCGTTGATGGCTGTAGCTACGCCGGCCTCTAATGTTTGGCCGTCTGCGGTTTCGACTGCGGCAATGTAAGCCGCCGCATCGGCGTCAAGAGCAGCAGCAGCCTCATAAGCACTGTTACTGCCAAACTTGTTAATGCCTAGTCCGAACATTAAAGCATGTCTGTAATATGAATTGAGCCAGAAGCGCCCGCAATGATAGATAGTACGTCACCAAGGCGAACACTGATAAATTCAACAGTCTTGGCGGGTAAGTAGACGTCATCTACCGTAGCAGTACCCTCAAGAGTGTAAAAACAATCAATATCAGCTACAAGACGGAAGACATTTACATTGTCGCTAACCGCTGTTGCTGATGCTGCTACTGCGGAAATAGATACTTTCTCCGTACTGCCAGGACGAAGAACCTGCATTGCGTTGGCATTTGAGTCTACAGCTAGTTTTGACATGTTACTTTCCCTAAGTTAGATCAAATTTCGTGCCATCATGCTTCAAAAGTATGAAAGACACGATAACAACGAAGGTAGAAGCCGCTTCAGTGGTTATAGATAGGGTATCCCCTTCGTCCATGACCAAAAATTGACCAAAATCCCCACCGTATTCAATAAAATCCTTGCTATTTAAGTTTTTCGCAGAGGCAAACGAGTAA